GTCAACGGCCATACTAATAAGACCGCTAATATAACTGTCGTCATCGGAAGCCGTAACGCGCAAATGCTGCTTAGCGTCGGCTAAACTCAAGTAGTCTGTGGCTACATTTGCAAAGGCTGTGTATCTTCTAGATTTAAACATTATTCGGCGTCTAATTCGGTCTCTGGATTCGTCGGTTTCTTTTTGGTCTTTGGTGCAGCTACAACTTCAACAGCGCCAGCCTCAAGTAATAACTCGCCTTGCTTTGTTTCAATGTCTACCACTTCGCCCAAGTTGTAACTTAGGTTAAATTGCCCTGTTGGATTGATCAAAAATTTTACTAACATTTGGCCCGTGGGGGGTGCAGTCAAGACCCCCCGCAGCACTCGGACTTTTACGCCCCCGAGCGGGCTAGTGATTAGGCTACGATGTCCTTACAAACCGCGAAGGCTGCAGGGTTCAACAAAGCAGTATCCAAATAAGCGTTAAGTACTACATTGGTCAAACCAGCAGTAGCGCCCGAATATGGGTCTACTGTGAGTTCCATTCCTCCCCATGAACCCACGCACATTCTAGAGAAGTCGCCAAAAATTAAGGCAGACAAAGTAGAGCTAGAACCTTTAGACAAGTTGCTAGGCACCAATGTAGTTGTTTGAACATTGTAACCGTTCAAATCAGTACCACCAGAAGGCCAAATAAAGTTACCTTCAACACCTGAAGATTGGCGGGCAGTAGTTTGCAATTTAGCTTTTACAGTTGGGTTAGTCAAGTAAGCAACTCCGTTGCCGTTAGCGTTCTCTACTGCTTTCATCAAGTTAACAACATCGGCCCAAACTGGAGCGGCGCCGTTAGCGTTAGTTCCGTTTGAAGTTGCGCCACCTGCAAAAGTTACGTTAACGTTAGCGTTTGCAATAATACCAGTAGGCTCGTTAGATCCACCACCTTTAATAGCAGCAGTTTCCAAAGATTGTGCCATTGCATTTAACAACCAATTACGCACGTACCCGTCAATAGAGTTGCTAGATTGCAACATTAACTGGTTAGATACCTGAATATAGGCAGCCAAACGCTTAGGGCTCAAAGTGATTTTGCTGAAGGCTGGGCTCTTTTCAGTAGCAGAACCGTTTTCAGTATTCCAACCGGCTGAAGGCAAAGTGCTGGCAGTTGGCAAATCCAAGTTACCTACCAATCCGCTTAACTGTTGAACGCCCAAACCTGCTAAAACAGTTTTAGGTAGCAAAATGTCGATAATAGAACCAACTGAAGTTTGGATGTTTACGCCACCTTCAGAGCCTGAGCTTCCGCCTGTTGCAGTCATATCACGCTTGAATACTTCAGATGGGATTTTGATAGAGTGAGCAGAAACGCTAACGCCTGAACGTTGGAACTCTTCGCCACCCATTGCAGAAAATTCGCCTTCAATGCCTTCGCGACGGCCAGTGATAGCCATTTCCATTGCGCGCTTAAAGCTGTAATCTTTAGCCATGTTTGACTTTTCTTTCTCTTCGCTACGGCTTGCGCTGTGGCCTGCGGCTTGAGCTGCAAGGTTTTGCAATTTCTCTAAGGTTTCAACCTCTGCTTTGATCGCGCCCAAACGAGCCTCGATTTCAGACAAACGGTTGTTTTCAGTGTCAGCCATAGAACGTGCTTCACGCTCGATGGTAGATTGTAGGGTAGACAATTCGCCTAGCAAACGTCCACGCTCTTCTTTTAGGGCTTTGATTTTATTCATGATTTTTGTTTTTTTAATAGTTTGTGTATCTGGCTAATGCTAATTTCAAAATATCAGCGCTTACTTGACTTTGTTTTGCGGCTTCAATTTCTAACTCTTGGTCTCTGGTCGCTGCAATGCTGCGAGCGTCCGCTTCTGTATCCTCGTAAGCGGGATAAGTTACAGGGCTCACGTCATATAGATCCTCAATGATTGTTATTTTACGCTTGCCCATAGTTCCGTACTTTTCGCTTTCGCTCCAAGTCTGCTCTTTAATTGTAAATGCAAACGAGCTTTGAGTAATGTCACCGCGCATGATAGAGCGCACGACGCTCATATGCGTGGGGTTTTCATAATCTGGAACCCAAGTATATTCTAAATTACCGTCGGCATTTACAAAAACTTTGCAAGTGTCTGCTTTAGTGCGGCCCAAAATTAAATCGGCTTCGTGGTTAAACAAACAACGAATATCGTAATCTTTACTCAAAGCATTGTCAAACGCCCCGGCCATTATAACCTCTTCAAAATATCCAAGGTCAGTTACTGAATTAATTACGGCGGCGATGCCACCAATTTCTTTTGGCATGCCTTCGCCGTCTGCTCTGGTGTGGACGGTGCCCGTAAATGTGCGCCTCTCTTGTTTCATGTTAGTTTATTGTTTGATTATTTACGCCGTCGGGATTATTGTTTTTATCTGCAGTGGCCATAAGGTTTGCAATCTTGGCATCCATATACTCGTTGATTTGACTTGACGGCATTAAGTTGGCTTCAATTAAATATTCGTCGCCACCATCAAACGCGTTAACGTCCTCGTATACTCGCGCCTCGTTACGTGAAAGCCAGCCGCCGCGGATGCCTTTATTATAATAGTCTGCGCGCTCATTGGCGGAGGCCCTCAATAGTGAGTTAAAATTAAATTTAAAGTAATATGTAAGCTTGTCGTTTTCTGTTAACAACTTGCGCGCTAGTTCCTGCTCAATGTTTATTGCGTAGCTCATTAAAGTACGCGCATAAAAATCTTGATATTCCTGCTCAACGCTTGATTTGATGCCTGCCGTTGCGCCAATCATTGACGCGGGCACTCCAAAGATTCGCGCAATTTCCTCGCTGCTGAATTTACGGGTTTCCAAATACTGTGCCTCCTCAGGGCTTAGACTTAGCTTCTCCATCTTGATGCCGTTGGGAAGCACAGCGCTACGGCTTGCTCCGTCAATTACATCGTCGAGGGATTTTTTCAAAGGCCCTGCTTGATCTATTTTAATCTGCGCGTCTGACGTTAACAAAAATTTCAATACTCCATTTTTATAAACGCCTGCGCTCTGGCTGATTGCTGCCAAGTCAATACCTAAAGTTTCGGCGTGCAATACTACAGGGCTTAAACCTACCAAAGGATTATCGCCACACATTCCTTTAAAGTGTAGCATTTCCGTTGCAGGGATCATGCCCGGGTATCCTGCGAGTGTAACCTTGTAAAACAAAAGGCCGTCCTGCATAACAGGCGTTACATACTGCGGCGCGATTGGGTGCAACTCTATGCCAATGTTTCGCACATCGCGATTAATAAAAGCGTAAGCGTTACCAGTTAGCGCCAAGTGGCTAGTCATGTATTTAGTAAAATCGTATTTCGTTTGATAAGCGTTAGGCTCGTTTGTTAAAGCTGTGGCGTAGTGTATTATAATTTGATCCCTGTTCTGGCCGTCGTCTTTATACAACTTCAAACCTAGCCCCGCAATTCCATCAGCAATAACTCTAACGCAAGCGTGCACGGATGCAATACTTAGCGCCGTTGTATTATTTACGGCTTGGCCGCTTTTGGTTTGGTAGCCAAAAATATTGTTTAAGGTATTTACAAACCAGTCCGCGGGCTGCGTTAGCATCGAGCGTTTTTCTGTTTTCCTTTCCCAGAATCTTAAATTCATCGGTGCAAATTACAACTCCTTAAATTTTGCCTTGTTAACAAATCTTATTTATTCCGCCCCTGGGCTAGCCACCTACAAAGAGCCGAACGAAATACGTCGTAGTTTTTATAGCGTGGCACGCCGTACCTTTCCAAATACTCGGCCTCGGTTGCGTTATAGGCATCCTCATAAGTGCGATACTTAGGAAGGTTAAAATAATACTTGTTCATAAAGTCGTCGACAAATCTCATAAGCTTATAAACCAAAAGTCTGTTTCTTTTTCTTTGGCAGCGTCCTGCATAGCCGTGCCCAAAGCCATTACAATAGATACAGGCCCATCGACCTTATCCCCGCTCTTTGCTTTGTTAATCTTGATATTGCCCGCGGGATCATTTGCAAGTAATACGTTACCCATCATCCAACGGGTTACTGGGTTGCCATCGTGTTTTAGCCTGCCGTCCTTTACAAGTCGCTCCAGTTCCTTAGTTGGGCTGCTCATTGAAATAAAGCCCTGCCCAAAGGGGTACATTTGCAAGCCCTCGTTTTGTAAATCAATTACAAGCTGGCTAGCGTTGAATCGGTCGTAAGCAATATCTTTAATTTCAAACTCCAAAGCCAAATCTAATATTTGTGCTTTGATAAAATTATAATCCGTTACGTTGCCATCGGTTGCAGTAATTACACCGTCCGCAATCCATTGCCTAATACTTGCCCCGGCCGCATCCTTTCTTTTATAAGCTGCCTCGCTTGGCAAAAAGTACCAAGTCCTAATAGCCGAACACTCGGGCCAGTATAAAGTAAACGCGCAAAAGTCTCCTGTGCTCGCCAAATCCAACCCGCCGTAACAAATCCCGTCTAGTTTTTGCAACTCGGCGCACTCCATCCAAGTGCTGTCATTTATCCAAGTCATTGCCGTATCTGTCCACACGTTTAACAACTTAGTTTTAAATTCAACTTCTTTGTGTACAAATTCCTTTGCCTCGGTTAGCGCCTGCTCTAACTGGCGCGGATAAACCGAAACGCCCCAATTTGGATTAGCCTTTGCCCAGTTTGCCGAGTCGGTCCAATCGTCGCCCTCATCTAGCGTGTAAATGACGCTGAATAAAGCATCGTCTACAATAGCGCCAGATAAAACAGAGGCGCAGTAATTCCTATGCTTATAGCACGGCGACTCACGATTAAAGCCAGCGGTTGTTATCGTAAATAACAACGGTTGCCTTCTTGCCCCCATCGAGTTGCGCAATACGTTGTAAAGCTCATCGTTAGGGTGCGCGTGGTATTCGTCAATAACTGCAAAGTGGGTGTTTAGCCCGTCCTGTTTACTTGGGTTCCATTCCAACGGCTTATATACCGATTGCCCGTAAAGTATGCGCCGATTGTTTACAGAGTTGTTAACGGTTAACGATTCTGCTAGCCAGTCGACATTTTGGCAAACCCTGACGCTTTCCGCAAATACCATCATGGCTTGGTCGAGTTTAGTTGCCGCGCTATAAACTTGCGCCGCGCTCTCGCCGTCGGCCATTAAGCCGTAAAGCATAACCGCACTCGAGAAAGTAGATTTACCATTTTTTCGGGGTACCTCTACATAAGCGCGCGTAAATCTTCGCGATCCGTCGGGATTGAGAAAGCCAAACAGATTCCAAACTATAAAAGCCTGCCAGCCTTCCAACTTAAACGGCTTGCCGGCATAGTCGCCCGTCGAGTGCTCAAGCTGTTCTATAAAGTCGATGGCGTGCTGCGCGTAGTTTTCGCTAAACGCCCAACCGTTTGCGCGGTCCGACAGATAGCGGTTAACAGCATTGCGCACGTGTTCGCACACAACTACGCGCCCACTCACTACGCCCTCAATATATTGCTCAACTATTTTCAACGAAATAGGTTAACGCCTGAGCGGCGAGGTATTGGTTTCTGTAAAGGTGCGGGGTTTCGCTCCAAAGCCCGTCCTTGCCACATGGCTTGAAGCCGCTGCCCTGATCACGGCAAAGGATAAAATGCAAACCGCTTTGCTCTATGCGGAAAGTTACGCCCGCCGTTACTTCGACTGGCTCGGTTGTTTCTGTTTTCTTTTTCATGCTATTTTTGATTTTTGTAATAGTTCCAATTTACTTACTGGCGCGCTCTTGCCTGTTTCAATCTTGCCGCGTGCGCTTGGCGTCACTCCAAATAGTTGCCCCATTTGTGTAGCTTGCTTAAGTGCCCGGCTGCGAACATCGTACCAGGGCGAAATAACTTTATCACCAAAACGATTTAACACAACTTCGCCCTCCGCCTCTGTCATTCCGCACGCTTTCTTATAAAGTCCTAACTCGTTGCAGTACCCGGCAACTAATCCAAGATCAACGCCCGTTAACAAATGATTGTTTTTTAACTCCTTGCAAGTGATATCCCAATACTCAAAGCCCAAAGCGTTTAAGTGCGCTGGAGGTTGTGGCACCCCTTCGCTTAGTTCGACAATCATCGGCGCGGCTAATTCCCTGCTTCGCTCAACGGTGCCCTTCAAAATCTTTATTTCGGTTGGTATTCGTGGCCTTCCTTTCATATTTACAAATATAGTCTAAAATTTAGTACATTTATTTTCGCGCGGGTGTGAATAAAAG